CCGCGCCAGCAGCTTCGGACCGCCCGAGGCGACCAGCGCGTTGACGTTCTCGAGCGGCGGGTTCCAGCCGCGCAGCCGACGACGGGACATCGCGCCCTCCAGGCGCGCGCGCACGCCGGCGGGGCCGCTCTGGGCGGACCGGCGAAACCGGTCGAACAGCCCCATGGATCACAGCCCCTTCGTCGTCGTGACGCGCAGCTGCCGGACGATCCGCCGGCCCTCCGCCGCCGCGATCTCGCGGTCCAGCGCCTCGATGGCGCGGTCGATCTCGGCCACGCTGCGATACTCAACGGTCTTGCCGTCATAGCTCACCCGCGCCACGCCCGAGGACCGCTGCGCCGAAAGCGCGTCGCGGCGGGCGCGGAGTTCAGACGCCGTGCTCATCGATCACCCCATGTAACTCGACCGCCGCGTCAGCCGCCGCGGCGCCGGGCGGGGTGCGGGCCGGGCCGGCGGCTCGCCGTCCGTCCCGGTCGTTTCGACCGCCAGTTGCCGCTCCAGGTCCTGCCAGCGCGCCTCCGACCAGCGATCTGCGCCCGCGATCCAGGCGGCGGCGCGGGCATAGACCCGGCAGTCCAGCGCCTCGTTGCGCTCGCGCAGCTTCTGCCATTCGAGCTTGGCGAAGCCGCGCTTGCCCTTGACCGTGACCAGTTGCTCGGCAGTCAGCTGCTTGAGCCACTCGGCATCGGCCCAGTCCGGCAGGTGGACGGTGCCGGGCGGGCACGGCGCGCCGGCCTCCTTGTCCTCCCGCGTCGGACGCTCCTGGCGCAGGAAGCGATAGGTCTCGGCCTTGAATGTCGCGGTGGCGACCGACCACAGCCGCGCGCCGCGCCGCAGGCGCTTGCCGGCGACGGTCGCGTCCACATAGGTTGGCCCGGTCACCGGGCTGGCGCGGTTGAACCCGTCGAGCCCTTTCACCGGGGCGACCTGTGCGAAGCCGACTTGCCGCGCCCAGCCATAGACCGCGCTGGTCTCGAACCCGGTGTCGATCGCGAGCCGTGCGATCGCCAGATGTTCGCCGCTCGCATGCGCCCATGTCCGGCCCAGCAAGTCCGTCAGCTGCTGCCAACAGACCGGATCGCCGGGTCCGCCCTCGATCACGACATGATCGACGAGCCAGCTTTCGAGCCCGCGGCCCCAGGCCCAGACATCGACCTCGATCCGGTCCTTCTGCACGTCGGCGCCGGCGGTCAGGAACAAACCCTTGTTCGGCACGGTGCCAGGTTTCCACGCCTCGCGCCGATCCGCCATCCGCTGCCAGTCCGGCGCCTCGCCGGTCTCGACCCATGTCTCGCCGAGGATCGTGTTGCGGAACGCCTTGATCGCCTCGTCCGAGCCCTGCGCGGCCTCCCAGGCGCGCGCGATCCGGTCCCAGCCGAGCCAGCCCACCGGGGAATAGAGCGCCGAGAGGTGATAGCCGACGGTGCCGGGATCCGTCGCCTCGGCAGTCGCGCGCCATTCGCCCGCTTCCAGCATCGCCGTCTTGTGGTGCTCGGCGATGGCCGCATCGCAGCCCTCGCAGTGATACTCCGCCGTCTCCGGTCGCCCCTTCTCCCAGCGCAGCCGCTCGAACTTCAGCCACTGCATCGCGCCGCAATGCGGGCACGGCACGAAGTACCGCCGCTGATCGGACGCCTCGAACTCCCGCTCGATCCGGGAGAGCCCGCGGATCGTGGGCGTCGAGACCAGGAACACCTTGCGCCGGTGCGCGAAGGTCAGCGAGCGCGCCTCGGCCAGCGTGACCGGATCGCCTTCCTCGTCGGCCGAGGCGGGATAGGCATCGACCTCGTCGAGGAAGATGTACCTCGCAGGCGTGGACCGTAGCCCGACCGCCGAGTTCGCGCCCGTCATGATCAGGATGCCGCCCGCGAACTCCTTGGACAGCATGGTGTTGCCGGCGTCGCGCGAGCGCGCCGGCTTGATCCGCTCGCGCAGCTCCGGGCTTTCCTCGATCAGCGGGTCGATCCGCTGCCGCGAGTTCCGCTTGGCCAGCTCGACCGTCGGCTGGACCGCCAGCATCGGCCCCGGCGCCTGGTGGATGGCGAACCCGATCCAGTTGTTGCCGGCCTCGGTCGCGCCGACCTGCGCCGCCTTCATGAACACGATGCGCTGCGTGGGGTCGCAGGGCGAGAGCCGGTCCATGATCTCGCCCATGTAGGGCGTGCGCACGGTCCGGTACTGCCCCGGCTCGGCCGAGGCGCGGGACGACAGTTTGCGGTGCCGGTCCGCCCATTCCGACACCGTCAGGTCCGGGTCCGGCCGCAGCCCCGAAAGCCACGCCCGCAGGACATCCTGCGCCCCGTCGAAGCCCAGCGCGTCCGCGTCCTCAGCGGAGATCGGGCTGGATCTCGGCGAGGTCGTCGAGCTGGGATCGGACATGCTTCTCCAGGACCTTCTGCATAGCGGCAGGCTCAACGCCCAGATCAGCCGCCATCAGCGCGGCAACCCGGGCGGGCCAGTTGACCCACGCGTCGCGCTCCTGCCGCGCCAGGCGGAAGACCAGCGCCAGCGCGCGGGCGCGGTCAATCAGCTCGCCCTTGAGCTTCTGCAGCCGGATGCGCCGCTCCTGCGCCTTCAGCACCTCGTTGGCCGTCTTGGCCTGCAGGAAGGTCGTCCCGCCGCCCGTGGCCGGCGCGGCCAGGCCCTGTTCCTTCAGCGTGTCGCCGACGGCGGAGACGGCCTCTTCCGGCACGGGCTTTCGCTTCGGCTGGGGTGCTTTCCTCGTCTTCGACGGGTCCGTGCTCTCGGCCCGCCGCGCATCGCTGGCGTTGGCGTCAATGCTCCCGTCTGCATGCAGCACCAGACGTCCGGCGGCCTTCGCCTTCTGGATCGCGCCACGCGAGAGGCCGACCCGGGCAGCGTACTGGCGCTCGCTCAGACCCTCCATGCCGCGCTCCGATTATCATTCGAAATCATGTGCTCATTGAGTTGATAAGCCTCCGCGCCAGAGCGAACGTGGATCCACAAGGACGATGCAACTCAGCACACGGAGCCACCACGATGACCAGCCGCCTGAACCCCATCACCACCCCGCGCCACGAACTCCGCGCCGATAAGGCGCGCCGAAACAAGGAGGCGGCACTCGCCGCTTTCATCGGCAAGAAGGGAGAGATCGACGAGATGCTCGCCCGGCTGCAGGCGCTCAGCGACGACCACTTCAACGCCCACCCCGACGAAGTGCACTGGGCCGACGTCGGCACCCTCGAACACTACGCCAGCCTCCTGAAGCGCATCACCGACAGCGCCTTCGGCGAGGGCGAACACGCCGAGTGATCTCCGGCCCAGCCGGAACTCCTGCCGCGCCCTGCGCGGCTACGGGTCGTAGAAGGCGCCGCATGTCGCGGCCCTCGAAAGAGGAGACGACCCTATGACCAAGCTTTCCGACACCCAGCTCGTGATCCTCAGCGCCGCCGCGCAGCGCGAGGACCGCAACGTACTGCCACTTCCCGGCTCGCTCCGCGGCGGCGCCGCCGCCAAGGTTGTCGGCGCGCTGCTGAGGCGCGGGCTGATCGCGGAGACCACGACCGACAGCCGGACCAAGGCGGACGCCGCGCTCAACCGCATCTGGCGCAACGACGAGGACGGCCAAGCACTCCTCCTGCACATCACGGACGCGGGCCTCGCCGCCATCGGCATTGAGCCGGAGGGCGGCGACAGCGCGCCCACGGGCGCCGACGCAGCGCCGAGCGCGGAGGACCCGCAGGACGCTCCCGCCGAGGCCGATCCCGCGCCCAAGGCGCGCACACCGCGCACGGGCACGAAGCAGGCGAAGCTGATCGAGATGCTCCGCGCCGAGGGCGGCGCGACCATCGACGAGATTGTCGCCGAAACGGGATGGCGGCCGCACACGGTCCGAGGCGCCTTCGCCGGCGCGCTCAAGAAGAAGCTCGGGCTCGACGTCACCTCCGAGAAGATCGAGGGCCGCGGGCGGGTCTACAGCCTGCCGCGCGACTGACACCGCACGCCACGTCGATCCCGATGCCGCCGTCCCGCATGGGGCGGCGGCACTGTCTTGCTGTTGCGGAGGATGGTATTGTTCCGGCGGAGGATAGCATGTCCAAGGAAAGCATCTCATTTTCTGCGCGCATTCTGCGCAAGCAGCCCGACTTGCCGCGCTACGTCGTCGTGGATCCCGACCACGTGGCGGGCCGACAATCCTCCTTTGCAGCGAAAGTCAGCCTGAACGGATGTCCTGAATTCGAGCGGAACATTCGTCCTTGGGGCAAGGGATCGGACGTCTTCTTCTTCAATCTCACCGAGCCGCAATGCCGGAAGGCCGGTGTCGACACGGGCGACGTCTGCCAGGTGTCCATTAGGCCACTCGACTAACTGTCTTCGTCATCGCGCGCTCCACACCCGGATTGCCTCGAACAGCCGCCGCAGGACGTAGGACCGCGCGATGCTGACCACCGTGAACACCGCGCCCATTTTCAGGTTCTGCGCCAGCGTCGTGTGCAGCCCGAAGACAGGGAAGATCAGCATCTGCGTCACGACGGCGACGCCGTAGCCGACCGCCACGTTGGCAACGGCCTCCACCAGCGACATGGCCCGGCTCTGCTTCATGCGGCCTTATCCTCGTCCTTCACGGCCGGGGTTTCGTCCAGCCGCTCGGCCTGCACCTCGGCGAAGGTCCGACCATCGCCGTCGAGGATCGCGTCGCGGCCCGTCTCGGCCTGCCAGCGCTCCACGGCGACATCGACATAGGCCGGGCTGATCTCCATCGCGAAGACGCGGCGGCCGTTGGCCTCGCCCGCCATAATCTGCGAACCCGAGCCGGAGAACGGCTCGTAGCAAAGGCCCCCTCGGGCAACGTGCTGGCGCATTGGGATCCCGAAGGCGTCGAGCGGTTTCGGCGTCGGGTGATCGGGTCGCTCGTCCTTGCCGAATGACGGCATCTCCCAGGTCGAAGGGAGCGTCTGCTCTGCCACCTTCGGCGGGCGGTTCGGACGGCACCAGCCCATGAAGCACGGCTCATGCTTCCAGAGGTAGTGGGACCGGGTCAGCACGCCCCGGTCCTTCACCCAGATGATCTGCTGATGGACGAAGGCGCCTGCCTTTTCCCAGCAGGCTTCCAGCATCGCTTGGCGGCGGGAGGCGTGCCAGCAGTACCAGGCTGCGTCTTCCGTAATCGCCTCCGCCACGGCCGCCGCGATGAAGCCGTCGTAGAGCTCCGCGCCCTGCGAACTGTCGTCCCAGGTGGTTCCGTAGCTCTGGCTCCAGTCCTTGTTCCGCGTCGGATGGTTCGAGCCGTCATAGTCCACGAGATACGGCGGGTCGGTCGCGAACAGCACGGCGCGCTC